TAGCCGCGAAAGGCTGAACGCAAGCGCACGTGCTGGGCACTGGTGTGGTTTTCCACCGCATACCTGATGTGCTTGGCGTTCGTGCCGTCGGATCCCTGCGCCTGCGGGGAACTCAGGGCAAGGCGATCCTTCCAGTACGGCCAGTAGCTGCCTTCTGCGCCAGAAAGCTGCGGAGCAATGTACTCCTGCTCCAAAGAAGCGCAGAAGAAGCGGTCAATGGTGGTCTCTACCAGCACGGGTGCCTGGGCCGTTCCTTTGTTCTCGATGTTGGCCTCGCCGATCAGCGGAGAACCGGCCACGCTGTCGGAAACAGTATTCAGCGCGGTCTTCACCTTCACCGGCTGCACAATGGCCAGGAAGTCAGCGTCCAGCCCGGCCAGGAAGCCGCGCACAGTGGCCAGCTGCTGCGGAGGACGGTCAAAGGGATTCTGCGGCTCCCACCACTCGCCGATGGGCTTGTCGCTGTTCAGCCACTGACGCATGGCGCTCTGGCTCCAGCGGTTATAACCATACGCGCACCGCTGCAGATTGTTCAGTGCGCCGCCCGCCGTGGCGTAGACCGCAGCGCTGGAAAGCGTTCCGAGATCGGTGCCGCTCGGGGTTCCTTCGGTAACGTCCGTCAGGGCAACCGGGCCGTCGATGGGCGTGACGCTCTTCGGGCCGCTGAAGGTGTATACCTTCCAGTTGGACGGAGCCACGTCTGGAGCACCCCACGCGTAGAAATTCGTGCCGTTGCCGATCACGATCTGGCCGCCGACAGGAACGTCGTTCTCCAGCGTGAACTGATATACCTTATCCTTCACGCAATGCGTGCCCCAATTGTTCCCGATCTTGAAATAATACGTGCCCGCAGGCAGTACTTCCTCGCACGCCCAGATCGCCTCGGAAGCATCGAACGGGATGCCGGTCAGCGCCCAGTGACTCTCCAGCCACATCGCCGGTACGGTTTCACTGTTCGCGTTCTCCGCGTCCCCAAAAGAAACCACGTCCATGTCGATCTGGTTGTACTCCTCGGTGATGATCACCTCGTCGCCGCTGGCGGGCGTCCCGGTGACGGTGATGCCGTAGGTGGCCAGCAGCACCGGCTGCCCTTCGTAGTGCCACACGCCGTCGGAGAATTTGAACACATGGATCCCGGTGCCGATCACGCCCTCTGCGGCCAGGAACGTCGCCTCATTAACGGCGGCAGCCGTGATGCCGGTGCTCGCGCCGATCCCAGCGGTCATGCTGTTCTCGTGCTCCGGCGCAAACTGCATCCCGATGTCAAACGCCTTCGGTGCCAGCCCGCCGCGGACGATGTTCCTCACGCCCTGATAGGTCAGATCGGACACCTGTCCCGCGCTGTTCAGCGCCAGCATCTCCAGCGCCGAGGCCACGCGCTCGGCCTTCTTTCCTTCCCAAATGGAGACAGGCATTTCTTCTACCTCCTTCTATTTACGCCGCCACATAGGTGACGGTGGTCTGCAGGGTTTCCAGGTTTGTGGTGATGGTGAGCGATTCGCCGGTCTTCAGCGTCCGCACCTCCGTGGCCGCGAAATCTGTGAAGGTGAATGCGTCACTGCGCTCCACCGTCGCGCCGTTCTTATGCTCCACCTTAGAGATCACGCCGTCCGCGCCGAAGGTGTACTCCTGGGTAGTATTCGGAACGTTGTCGGCCAGCAGCCGCACGCGGATCTCCGCAATTTCGGCCAATCGCGAATTAATACTTGCTATATCGCCCACCACACTCGCCGCCTGATACACCCCGCCCGCCACAAACGCTGTGCCGTTGTGGTAGCACCATTTACCATCGTCCAGCGTGATGTAGATTTTGCTGTGGTCGGGGTCATCCGCGACGAGGGCGGCGAGGTCGGCGTACGTCCCAGCCGGTGACGCTGTGCCCGCCTGCAGTTGTGCCGCATACCCCTGTGCCAATACTTTAGCCGCAATCGCAGCGTTTTTCTCCGCCGTAACCGCGTCAAGGATATCCTGCCCGCCGACAGACGCAATTTGCTGCCAATGCGACGTATCGGTGACGGGTACGCCAGCCGCAGGCGTGGGGTTGATGTACATATATGAGCCGCCATTTGCGCTCACAACTTTATATTTTTTATATACTGTTTCTGGATTATAAACACCACCAGCAGACATGCTGACGGCACCCAAATTAGTTGTTCCCATTAGATTGATACCTCCAATTCTCCTGTTTCATCGTTAATCGAGAACGTCGGCCCAGTGTAACCGTCCGGGGTAGTCATGACCAATTCACCTGCGTCAAAGTCGATGTCAAACGTCGCGTACATGACATTGCCGATCGGCCCCTGTGCCCCTGTGTCGCCCTTCGGAATGCCAAGCGATATTGACGTGCCTGTTTCATCTTGAGTGATTGACGCAGTAGGAGCCGACCCCTCGCTAAGAGGGGACACAGATATGTCCACATCTGCCCACTTTGGCGCTATGCCCTCAAGCGTTTCGCTGATTGCGTTTGCCCGGGCAATCGCGTCATTAGTCAGCCCCGCTGCTGCGTTTGCCGATTCTGTTGCCTCGATCGTTTCACCGATAAAATGGTCTACCTCGGCCAGTTTCGATGTAGCGTCCTCAATCCAGTCAGCAACCGGATCGGGCGCTTCCCCCGGCGGGGCATGCCCGGCCCCGATGATCGTCGCGATGCGGGCAGAGTGCTTGAGCATCTCGCCGCCCCGGTAGGCCCCGATTACTACGCTGCCGGTGCCGTTAATGGCGGTCACGGCCTCGCTGATGGTCCACGTCAGTACATTATCGGCCACAGACACGTCACCATCAGGCACAGGGTACGTTGCGCTTTCGTCCGGCCGCATGTAGGTGATTTTCCAATCGTCAGCGTTGAGGTCGGCCCATGCGGTCAGGTCGAACTGTATCGCGTGGCCAAAGTCTCGCTGATTGCCCAGCTCGATGTATACTGGCAGCTCGTTTATTTTGTACATTTTATACCCCTCTTCATCAAGCAGTCCGCTTCCAACCGTACACCGTCGCGCCGAATAGTGTCTGGCTTCCCATTGATTCCCACGTTCCCGCCGTATCTGGCGGGCTGTTGGCTACCGTGATAACCACAGAGCCAACCGGGAGGGCGCTCAACTCGCCGCCATCAATCTGATCCTGCAACTTCGCCCGCGTCAGAGCCATGTAATCACCTGCCTGATCTGGTTCATCACTGCCGCGCTCGGCTTCACGCCGGGCGTAATCCAGGTAAACGCGGCGATTTGGTTCACAGTAGAAACAGCATCCCACCCATTAACCAGCGTCACCACATCGCTAATCGCCTGCTGCAGTTCAATGACGTGTGCTTTCCACCCGCGCGATTTTGTAACGCCCGCCGTGATTGTTTCTGCCCACACAACGGCGCTCAGGCCGTAGTATTGGCGTATCGTGTTGACCATCGTGCGGAGTTCATTCACATGCGCCGCTTTGATTCGCGTCGTGCCGCCCGCAATGTTTGCATCCGTAAAACTCGGCGCAGTGTAGGTTAAGCTGCCGGTTGCTGCGGTCGATTCCTCGTTGTACTGGTCGGCTGACTTAATTGAGTAGCCAACCGCGCCCGCACCCGCCGCATTGGTTCGCCTGAGAACGATTTTCGCGCCCGTAGTCAAACCATCTGCCCGGCTTGATGTGAAACCGCTTGTCACAGGGCGCTGTGTGTGGCCCTCTGGGTCCGCGCCGAGCGTAACCAGTAGTCGCGGTCTGCTGTTGTATATCGTTTGACCAACCTGTGGATAATTCACGGTCGGAGCGGCCGGAGCCGTGTTTTTGACGCATGAATTTGATTCCAGCCAATCAGATACTGCCCCCAGCGCATCAACCGCACGGACGCGGTATTTGATGCTCTGGCCGGGGGAAAGTGTAGGCGTATGCGCTGTGATTCCGTTGGTCAGGTTCGCCCACGCGCTCCACGCCTCAATGCCGCTTTTAGTGGCGTACTGGACATTATGAGTGCTCAGGTTTTCATCTGGGTCAGCCGCGCCGGAATAAGTCAGGGTGATTTCTCCAGAAACATAAACCTCCGGGGCCGCCGTGAAAGAGGTTGGGGCGGTTGGCAGCGAATTGCGTTTGATTGCATTCGTTTCTTTCCAATCGCTATAATAACCTGATCCAGCAGCGCCGAGTGTACGGAGCCGGTACTTCCGGCTATACGCCCGAACGCTTGGAAGCGTGACTGTTGTGGACAATGACGCGCCGGTTGTCGATATAGTTTTGAGCGCCGTCCACGCGCCATATGATGTGCCGTCAGCGGATTCCGCGTATTGGATTTCATAGCCCGTGATTGCGTTAGCGCTGCCCCCGGCTGCGCCGGATGCGGAAAGGGTAGGGTCATTTTCACAAAGCGACGGGGCCACACTCGCGGCAGTAGGAGCCGTGCATAAAGTAATCGGGGTATAGTTGACCGCGACGCTCTGAGTGCTCTTGACAAAAATCTTGCTTGCTTCGTTCAGGCCAAAAAAAGAGATTGAAGCGATATCATTCTGGTTAAACGCAGTGCCAAAGTTAAACTCCCACGTCGCGCCAGTGTAGTTGCTGGAATTGAATTTGATATCGGTTCTGGTAACTTCGGCCAGCGTTCCGCCGGAACTGTTCAGCAGCCGCGCTCTAACCTGATAGGTATTAGAGTAGGCGTTCGTGGACATAAACGCATAAGCAACCACGGAATCCGTCCGTATATCGCTCAGCGCGGAGCCGCCCGAAAGCGACACGGTCCGTGTATAGTTTAGCCCCTGTGCCGCTCCTGCGTCGCCGGTAAAATAACGTGTCGCCATTTGGCCCCTCCTTTATGCGTAGTAACTCCCGACGTAATTCGCAAGCCGATCAATCGTTCCACTCAGCGACGTTCCGCTCAGTTTCAGCCTGTATAACGGCTCCTGTCTCTTAGCGCCAGCCGTCGCTGCGGTCAAATCGTCCTGCTCAAGCGTCGGGTCAGTCGCCGCGCCCGCCGTCTGTGTGCCCTTGATAACTTTTAGCACATGAGTATCGGACGTCGCGCCACCGCCCACAACATATTCAGCCACGACAAGATCATTTCGGTTAAATCCGGCCTGCCCGACGTTAACCGCCAATGTAATAGGCGCGTCCACACGGAGCAGGAATCCCTGATTTGAAAACACACCCTTAGCAATGCTCACGCTGGTATCGTTGACCCTCGCGCAGGCCAGCTGATCATCGGCCTCGGTGATCCCGGACGCGCTGCCCAGAATTGCTCGATATATCGCTGCATCATCACCTGCTGTGATGTGGGCTGGGTCTGCCGGCTTGGTATAGATAGTGATTGCTTTCTGTGCCATTATTTTACCCTCGTTTCCAACTTAATGCCGCTACTATTCATAGTCAGTATCTTGCCTACAACAGTCGCGGTTCCAGCCATGCCAGTCAGCCTATCCCTCGCTCCTACAATGTCACCAAGCTTAAGGTCAAGCCCGCTTACCTGTGGGTCGATTTCAAGCTGCCTAAGCGGTACGATTTCAAGCAGCCGCTTCTCTGCTCCCTTTTGCAGTTCCGCAACCGTTTCCGGGTTGGTGTAATCGTACACGGCCACATGATCCGCAGCTGTTCCGACCCACGCAGGGGGAACCGTGGTCAAACTGCCGTTATCGTTGCGGTAAACGTGCAGTATGTCGCGGTCAAGCAGCTCGCCCGCGCCGAGCGCAATGATGTGGTTGTATCGGTCATAGCCGCCCATGGTTGCCACCATGTTTACGCCGTAGTCCTGTGACAGGTCAATCGTGTTAGAGTAGTCTGTCACGGCTGCAGCCGACAGCACCACGCGCTTTAGTGCCTGATCATACTGCACGTCAAGCGCCGCACCCTGTTCAGCCAGCATTAGATAGATGCCGATCAAAAGGTTAGTGTATCTAAACTGCCTGTTGACCGTGATGCCGCTTGCCGCTGTGGATACGTCCACATTAGCGCCGAGTTTCGTGCCAATCAGTTCCGCTATCTTCGCGTTAGCTTCGCCGTTTACAACCCTGTATGCTTCACCCGTCGGCGGCTCGATGATTTTGCGGTAGAGCGCCCCGCGCCACGTCACGCCGCTTACGGTAATCTGCTGCAAGGCGGTGCTGTGCCGGATCAGTTCTACCTTGCCGCCGAACTCGGTGCCGGGTACATAGATGTGATGCCCGGCCAGAATAGGCGACCGCTCCCAGTAGATGTCGGGGACGGTCAGAGAGAATGAGTTATTTTCGATCTGGATGTCAGTTTCTTGAGATATTTCAGCGTCAAACTGATCGATTTCATCCACATAGCCCAGCTCAGCAAGGTCAGCATCGGCATGAATTATATCCAAAGCGGCTCACTCCTTTGCTGTACCAGGGTAATGTCAAAATCAAACGATCCGTCATAGATCACGGTATTTACGCCCGGTTCAACCGGCAGGAAGATGTCATTTTCTTTATCGCGGTAATCAAACAGGTTAGTCCGTTCGCCCGCCGCCGTAACTGATTCAATCCGGCGCTGGAGCTGATCAATCACGATACGCTGTGTAGCTGATACCGACGCGCTGACGCTGTAGATTCTACCGCCAACTGTTATTGATGGATTCTTGGCCGGGCCGTATACGGTGATGATTATTTGGCTTGGTGCGTAGTGATTGTTGTCAATCGTGCCAGATGCCGCACTCGCAATATATCGGTAATCGTAGCGGAGGTCGTATCGTTTCGCGTTGTCCACTTCCTCAGCCGCGCCGATCAGGAAGTGGTACACTCGCTCAGTTCGCCAAAACGGCTCTGTGACCAATATGGTCAGATCTTTACTAACCCAGTTTGACTTTTCAGCAAACCGATTGACCACACTCTCCACGGCCAGGAAGCATATTAGATACTGATCGCCCAGGTACAACCTGCCCGGCGTGTTGTTGAGTATGTCCGGCTCGGTCAAGGCCATCAAAGCGGCCGCGTTCTGTGCAAACAGTTCGCGCCCCCTGATGCCGATGGAGATCCGTTTTTCCTGCACCGAGCGGGAGAAGGTGACCCGCCCGCCGTATCCAGACGGGCGGTTGGTTATCGTTCTATCCCACGCAAAATCACGCAGATCATGACTTGAGACAAGATAATGCCCTTGATTCAGGATGATCGACGCGCCGCTGGAATTTACATACTTGATGATCATGCCAGCGCCACCTTTCTCACCCATCGGCCCATTTCGCGGTCATTGAGCACAACAGCCGCGCCGTCCAGATTGATCACGTCGGCCAGTTTCGCGGCCAGCCGGTCAAGGGCTGAATCGTCCAGGGAGACGGTCAAGGAAGATTTGCCCGTCACGCTTACCGGTCCGCTGATGCGGTCGAAGTTGCCAAGAGCGCTCATCAGGCCGGATGTATCTGGAACAAGGCTTCCCATAGCGGCAGTAACCAGACCGGCATTATTTAGGATACCAACAGCGACGCCTTGAGCGATTGGCTTGCCGACTGTGTTAGCCATCAGCTTGGACGGTGATGCGATGCCAAAGAATCTCTTGATGTCCTTCCACACGCCGCCGATCCAGCTTCCTACCTTATCACCGAGCCATGCGGCCATCGATTTGATGCCCTCCCAAAGGCCCTTGACCATATCAGCGCCAATGCTAATGATCTGTGGAATAGCCCCTATCAGCCCCTTTACAATCGCGCTGATTATCTCCGGCAAGGCCGCAATTAGATCGGGTATCGCTGCCACAAGCCCTTTCGCTAATGCCAGAATAATCTCAATCCCAACCTTGATAACTGCGGGGAGGTTGTCAACGATGAATTTTACAAGCGACCGGATCAGCGTTGTGACCATCTCGGCAATCTTGGATATGTTGTCGGTGATTGCCTTGATAGCGCCCTGCAGTAATTTCACCGCCGCGTCCATCAAAAGCGGCATGAGTTTAGGGAGATAATCAACAGCAAAGTTAACGAGCTCAGACAGCACACTTGTTACTGTGGTAATAATCTGAGGCAGGTATTCCGTTATTTTTTGCATACCATCCGAAAGCTTTGACGCAATCTCTTGCCCTATCGTCTCAATATCTTCCGGCTGGAAACCATCAGCCAATGACTGGTTAATAGTTGTCATCATTTCCTGAGCGCCAGTCGCGGCCGCTTGAATAGCGGGCAGAAAAACCGACGCAACATTTCGGCCTATCCCGGTCATGGTAGACGTGATCCGGTTCATGGTATCGTCAAACGCGCCAAAGTTTCCGAGCGCTTGCTCCGACATAATTAGACCGGCATTCTGCGCCTCTTGTCCGAGCGCCTTGAGTTGATCCGATCCGGCTAAAATCAGCGGGTTCAAATCCTGCGCGGATTTCCCGAACAGTTGCATTGCCAGCGCGTCCCGCTCGGTTTCGTTTCCAACTTTTCCGAGCGCGTCAATCGCCGCGAAGAACACGGTTTCAGAATCCAGCATCTTGCCGCTCGAATCAGTAATGCCCACACCGAGAGCGGCGAACGCATCAGCAGACGCCCCGGTTCCTTCTTTGGCTGCGGACATCTGTTTGATCATCTTAGCCATACTGCCGGTCATGGTTTCAACTTCGGTGTCAATAAATTGAGCCGCGTATGTCCATTCCTGCAGCGATTGCGTGCTGATACCAGTCTGCGCCGACATGGTTATGATGTCATCGGCAAACTTTCCCGTTCCTGTGGCAAGATTAAAAATCTCTTTGCCAGCCGCCACGGCGCCCGTACCAATAGCGACCATGGCAACCCCAGTCGCCTTCGCCGCGCTCTTTACTCCTTCTCCAACCTTTGAGAGGGCGGCAGTCCAGTTGATTGTCTTTTTTTCTGTTTCGCTGACTTCTTTCCCAAAATCCTTTACAGCTTTCTCATTATCAGAAAGCTCGCCCTCCATTTTATTCAGGGCGGCAGTAGCGTTATTCAGTTTGATTCGATAAGCGTCAGTTCGTTTATCGCTTTCCCCATAAGAGGCCGCTGAATCTTCGACAGCTTTTGACAGCGCGGCAACGATTTCTTTCTGCTGAGAGATTTGCTTGCCTAAAATCTCGCCCTTCTTGGTCAGCCCTTCCAAGCTGGAGGCATTATCCCCAAAAACGGCGGTATTCAGTTTCATCTCCGAACCGAGCACTTTCATGCCGCGGTAGGCTTCATCCATCGCGGCCTTGAATTGCTGTTCTCCATCAATGGCCAGCGTTGTCTTGATTTCCCGCGTCTCAGACATTAGATCACCTCACCCTCCGCTTTATTCCGTGCAGTTCGTCATCGTACTCTCTGAGCCATAACCACAGGTCGAAAATCTCTCCAGGCCGCTTCATCATCGCTGATTCCTCGGTCAAACCAACCTGCAGCGCCATTCCGATCAAGCGCAACGGGCTTATTCCGCTGCGCTCTCCGCGTTTTTTCGCTCTTGCCGCTCCACTTCATCCAGCAGAGAGTTTCCATCGGGCTGTTTGTGCTCCATGCCAAAACCGATTGAGATAGCCTCCATCGCCGGAGCCGCAAGGTCTTTAATCTGTTTCGGCGTTGTCAAGAACAGCACGGCTTCCTCGGTGAGTTTTTCGTCATCGGAAAGTTTTGTCTTGCCAAGCCTGAGCATCTCGCCCTGATTCGCAAGCACGGCAACCAGCCACGGGATAACCTCAAATAGCTTGTTTGCCGCTTTGGACGCATCGGCTCGTTTCTGCGCCTGCACCTCGGGGCTGTCATATTCGCTGATTTCCTCGCCCCGAAAGGTCTCAGCCATTTCCTCAACACCGCCGTACTTCTTGCAGATTTCCACATAAGCGGCGGTGGTACATACTAATTCATATTCTTTCTTGCCGATCTTGACCGAAATATCCGACATAAAACCTCCTCCAGAAAAAGGGGGCGGAGTTACCCGCCCCCGATCAGTTAAGCCTCGACGGTATAGGCCGCGCTCAGAATAGCGCTGTTCGCCAAACCAGCCTTGACCGCAATGGCCTTGATGGTCATGGCCGCGTAAACGGCAATCGGAACGCTGTAGA